TTGCTTCACCATTATCTGTCCAATCTGCTCAAGTTCCTCAGTGCTAATAAGGGCAAACATAAGATCAGCAGTAGCAGGGAGACCAAAGGACTCAGAAGTGTCAGTAAGGTCAACATCAGAGCTACCAAAACCAGAACGAGTGGTCTGGGTGGCAGATACGATAGGGACCTCGGCTTCGCCAGCCAACCCTCTAAGCTCCTCTGCAATAGATTTAATATATGAATATGAATTGACAGACATCCCTGACTTATAACGGGAGGAAGCACATATATTAAGGTAATCAATGAAAATAATATCAGGTCTAAATGACTTCTTAAGTGCAAGCTCACTAAGAAGTGCTTTAAAATGTCCACTATGTGCAGATGCTGTAGGGTATTCTTTAATTATAAGTGTGCCTTGAGTTTTTGCTGCCAACTTAGTTACTTTATTCTCAAACGTTGACTTAGGCAAATCTACAATGTTCTGAATGGCAACATCTAATAAGTTTGCGTCAATTCGTTCAGCAATTTTCTCTTCTGCCATCTCCATTGTAATGTAGAGAACGTTTTTCCCTTGGAGCAACACGGAGCTAGCAACATGGCACATGAATAAAGACTTGCCGACACCTGTACCAGCAAGCGCGATAGTAAGAGTCTTATTAGATATACCCCCGCTCGTAATCTTGTTAAGGTATTCGAGATCAAACGAAACCTTCTCCTCCTTCCTGTGATAGTACTGATACCTTTCTTCATAGTTTTGTAAGTAGTCGTGTCCAATGTTGTTATCAAAAGAAACTGCCAGTGCATCAGAAAGAATAGAAGGAATCGCATCCCTACTCTTCTTCTCATCATTTCCGTCTGCAATGTGAATCGATTCCATCAGTGCAAGATAAATCGCACGATCACGACACCACTTTTCGGTGGTATCTAATAACCATTCATTATCTACTGGAAGATCTGTAAACGAATTGCAGATGTCTCTGGTTTCTTTAATCTCACTCTCGTTTAGATCTGTCCGATTCTCAACCTCAATATTTAGTGCTTCGGTTGTAATGGCAGAACCATACTTCACAATGAACTGAGTAATCTCCTCAAAGATTACTTTTTCACCTCTTTGCTCAAAATATGTTGGTTCTATAAATGGAATGACTTTACGAGAATAATTTTCGTTACATATTAAGTTTCTGAGAATTGTAGTCTCAATCCGTTCCATAAGAGAAAATCTTCTTCGCGGCAGCATCAAGTTGCTGCATTACTTCTTCTGTAAAATAAACTTCTGGGTCTTTTAGAATTGCCTTGGCATATACTTTTTTACCATCCATTTCATAACGACCGGCAACGTTCTTCCACATTCCGGCAAGTTCACCTAACTCAAGTAAACCATAATACCTATCAAGACCCCGATGATCATAAAATAAACGAATAGTGACATCCTTGTTTTCTTTACTCAGACGTGACTTAGCAGTCTTTGCCTTGATAAGATTTCCAATGACTTCTGTTCCATCCTTTTCTTTCTTCTTGCTAAGATGAATAATGGTACTGGCAGCATACTTAAGACCACTACCACCTCCCATCTCTTTAGTAGGAACATAAGAACCGATAACGTCATAAGTGTGGTTGGTAACGATCATTGGAATTTTAGCCTGCCCTAACTTGAGTGTCAACATTCTGAAGGCACCCTTGATCAGTTGTGATTTTGTCATATCACGAACCAGTTTTTCGTTGAGTGCATCAGTAATCTCTTTCTCAGTCGAAAGCATTCCTAAAGAGTCTAGCACAAACATGCAGGGTTTGCGTTCTTCCTCAGGTGCTTTTTGATACATATCCACTGCCTTGAGTGCCTTACTACGGAACTCCTCAACAGTCACTACATTGACAACGACAAGACGTGTGAGATCAATTCCTCTGCTTTCGAGAAGAGATTTATTAACTGCTGCCTCGGTGTCAAAATAAAGGCAATATCCGTCAGGATTAGAATCAAGAAAGTTTTTGACGACAGCGAGAGAAAAGAAAGTCTTGCCAGTAGAAGACTCACCAGCAATGGCAGTAATCTTATTCCCAGAAACACCGCCAAATATGCTACCTGAGACCAGTGAATTAAAAATGTAAGAACCCGTGTCAACGTATGTTTCAGTTTCGTCAATATCTGCTGCCAGTTTGGTAAAGTCATCTCCGATTTCCTTTACTATGTCTTTTAAAAAATCCATTATACAAAAAATAAGTCAAGGTTTACTGTTTTCTCCACATTCCACCCAATCGCATCAAGAATAGATTTGAGTGGGTCTAAAAAACTCTTTTCAAATTGTAGTTCATAATCTATGTATTTGTCAAGACCGAGTTCATGTGGAAAGTCTTGAATAAATGAGATGACATTCTCCTGAATAATATTTGGTTTCTTCAGATAAATGAACTTGATTTTCTCACCGTTATTAATAAGTGAATATTTATTATCAAGTTTCTTCTCCTTAATATAATGATTGAACAACAATGCTCCACGACAATGAATTGGAGTTCCTTTAGAATAGATGCTAGCATAAGATCTATACTTCACAACATCCGATACTGAACGAGGAAATGCAATTTGTTCTGGAGGAAGTGCATTAAATTCTTTACGACATTTATCAATAAAGTTAATTACTTCCTCCTCAGTACCACTCATCATGAGTTTGAGACCATCCTTAATCATCGTTCTACAGGGTGCAGGAGTGGATGATTTGACTGCCTCAATACCCATCATCTTGAGTTTAGGTTCAGAATACTGAACTCCTTCACTGTTCCATACGTTGAGAATATATCTCTTCTTCGCAGTCCAAATACCACGTTCTGATATATTCTCACGTTTCATAATCATCTTTTGTTCATATGCCGAAACGTAATCCGCAAGTTCCGTATAAGATTGTTCGATGAACGGTTCCAACTTGTCTTCGCAGATCTTATCAAGTAACTCAACAACCTTTGTTTTATCACCAGACTTATGACTAAGAAATTTATCAACAAGAGGTCCCATATTAAGATAGATTGAGTCAGTGTCAGATGCAATGACATAATCGACTTCTTCTGTTTGCAAAATCTTATTTAGAAATCCATTCATCTTATTCTCAATCCAACGGATAGAGACTTGACCAGAAAGCGTAATCGCTTCCGCATTGACCAGTTTGTAGTAACGGAAATATTGATTACCGATAGCACCATATGCAGAGTTGAGTTGAATCTTGCGAGCCATCTGAATATTGTTGCATCTTGCAATCTCCTTCTCCAATGCCTTAGTCGGAGTCTTTTCATAATCCTGTTTTGCAATAAGCATCTTCTTCTTGTAGATGGTGCGATCCTTATAAATCTTCTCCATCAATTCAGGTAGGAACCCACGGACATCTTTACGATACATGGCACCATTAGCACACACTGCACTGTCCTTATACAGTTCAAAGGTCAGTTCTTGGTTAAGTATCTTATCAACTGTAACTGATGGGTGCCTGGTCTCTCGGAGTGTCTCCGGGGAGATGTTGTACTGCATAATAAGGTGAGGATAGAGAGAGTTAAGGTCAAAAGACACAACCCAATCATACTTTCCCGGAACCGGTTGTTTAACATACGCACCTGCATACTTTGCATCCTTGTCTGAACGTTCTTTGGGTGGAATTACAATGTTTCTCTTTTTAAGATAATTGTAAATGATCGCATCCCACATACGAACTTGATAGAACACATCATTATAATTCACCTTAGCATCATATGCCATGGTGATTGCGAGTTCAATCAATTTCATCTTGTCTTCCATACGGTCAACAAGTTCCACGTCAATGATATTATATTCTACAAACTTCTGCCACCCTTTAGTATAGAAATCTTTAAATGTGTCAAACTCAGAGTGATCAAGTTTCTTTTGATTGAGTTCTACACTCGCAATGTAATCCAACCGATAAGACTCTTGTGCCTTATAGGTAAACTTCTTATACAGGTTCAGATAATCAAGTTGTGTAATACCCCCAACATCATAAGAGATCTGTTTACGACCCATTACAATAGTCTCACGTTCAGTTACCAAACCCCAAGGTGAAAGTCGTTTCATTAACTTCTCACCAAGAATGCGATCAATACGCCTCACCAGATAAGGCATATCATACAATTCACTATTCCATCCAGTCACAACTTCAGGAGTATTAGTCTCAATCATCCACCAGTTTATAAAGTCATTCAGTAACTCATATTCTGTTCTGAAACTTTTGTAGATAACATTCTCTTGCTTATTGTTGAATGGACCCTGACCCCAAGTGCGAATCTGTTTAGTAGTATAATCCTGCACAGTAATAAGAAGAACTTCTTCTGCGGCAGACTCTACATCAGGGAATCCATTCTCAGTCTTTACCTCAATATCAATCGTAGATATTTTGATCTTTGTAGTATCAAACTTGACTTCTTCTTCTGGATACATCTCAGAAATATACTGATAGATGTATCGGTCATTACCATAGATCTTAAAGTTTTGGACACCATCATACTTCTTGATGAACTCTCTACAATCACGAACAGTTCCTGGATCTATTGATTCAACATAGTCTCCCTCAAGAGTTTTATATTTTGTTTCTTTATTAGAAGGGACAAATAATGTAGGATAAAACTTTTCTCTTGTAGCAAAGTGCCTTCCATTCTCATACCCACGCACAAGAAAGTGGTCACCGACCATTTGAACGTTGGTGTAAAATCTCATCAGTTAATTTTTTCTAAGTAGTTTTTAAGCAAGTCTGGTTTAGGGTCTGACATAGTAATGATTTTATCAGAACTAATCATAAATTCATTTTGATCTGTATACTCTCCCATCCAAGGAACTAAATCTCTTACATCATATGGTTTAATCAGTTTGCAGTCTGGTTCTCCAATTTCTGCCCCAACCTCATCAATTTCACTGATAATTCTTTCACTGTTCGTCAGTAGAATCACTTTGATCATCTTGTCCATCAATCATTTCCTCGTAAAGTTTTTCAATTTCTTTTACTGGAGTCACAACAGTAACCAACCAGTCATATCTTACAGGTATTTCCTTATCTGATGTAAGAGAAATCCAAGGTGTAAAATTAACTCCCACATTTCTATCTTCTGGTGGAGTTTGTCCTTCTTCCAAAAGAAGAACCTCTTCATTAGGTGCAAGATCTACAATATAAGGACTCTTGAACAGATATCCACAAATCTTTTCATCAGAAATCAGTTCTTTGATATCGGCAATTACCGATTCACCCGATTTTAATAATGCAATCTTAATCGACATTTTTAGTTTACCTCTCCGAGTATTATAGCATAAAAAAAGAGGGGTTACAACTGGATTTGGCCAGTTCCCCCTCCGTCTGCGACGACGATATACTTTATTTAGAACCAGATTTTTTTCTGATGATGTTCAGGCACAATTCTTCCCAGAACAATACTTAGTAACCCATCCTCAAATTCAACTGATCTAACTTCCGTGTCCTCTGCCAGTGTCCAAGATCTGGTGAAAGATCGTTGAGCCATTCCTCTGTGGACATAAGTCGTTTCTGATTCGGTATCCTCTTTCTGTCCTTCGACAAAAAGTTTTCCGTCCTGTGTGTAGACATTTACTTCTTTCTTTTTAAATCCTGCAAGTGCAAGTTCTAGTCTTGATTCTACTGTGCTGACCGTGACTAGATTAAATGGTGGATAATTCTTCGTTGTTTCGTGGAGATTAAACAACCTATCGAAGTATTCATCCATTCCAATGCTATTCCTATTTATGCGTTCCATCAACGCAGGTAGGTCCGCAGCAGTATACCGTGCAAGGTTTCCCATGATTCTTAGCTCCTTTAAAAGCGAGTTTGTGTTTTGTGATCCCCGAAGGCAATCACATATATTTATAACAAAGCATAAAAAAACGGGGTAGTGAACCCCGTAGATTTTTATTCGGTTTTTACAAACTATTGATAATCTGCCTTGGAATTTGAGCAAGAACTAGTCCAACCTTACACTTTTCCAAATAATCTTGAAAGATGTCTTCATCGGCACTTACCCATTTACCTTTCTCTTTTTTATTTCCATGAATAGAAGACGCATCAATTTTCTTCATACGAACGTATTGATTTGTAAGTTTAATCAATCTACAAACAGGAACAACAGTGCTCTCTCCCCGAAAATCTTTTGTCCCCTCTAACAAATCATCTGTTGGATGCATCAAAACACCTTTTTCAGAGTCTTGAGAAAAAGTATGTTGAAAGAAATCTCTTACAAATGTTTCGTAATCTTTTCCCATAACTTTTGCTGCTTGATCCAACCTTTTTTTAAAGTAATGAAGATATTGAGTTACAGACTGAATTAACTTTCCATCAATATCTTTACAATCCATATAATCACGGATAAGTTGAAGAGCAAAAGAACAGTCTTCTTTTGAAATATCTATTGCTCTACCAACTGCCCAAGGTGCCTTGCAAGTTTTTACAAATGTATTCTCAGGGAACAAGTGGTCTTGTCCAATGACACCTATATTATGTGCGGTGATAAACTTTGTATAGTTAACCGCATTTTCATCACCAGATGTATAACCAGACAGAAGTTTTTCTTGAGGTTTTTGATCCGTTATATTGTTTGCTTCAGTATGATGACGGTTTGATTCTAATTTAATTTGTTCTGCTGGTTTAAGACTTTCGTCAAGAAGAGTGATACGTGCAGCAATTTTAGCATTAATACCAAGACAAAGGAGACTCATGTCAACTCTATGTTGACCAATCACGACATAAAATCTTTGCGACTCTCTGTCGTAAATAACGTCAATAATTTGTGCATCACTATGACTAAATCCTTTTTTATCAGCAATAAACTTGACTAAGTTTGTCCAGTTAACCTCCCTATCATAAGAGCGATCAACCCAACAGAGATAAGAGTCAATTAGTGCGAGTTGTGATACTTTTGTGTCAAACTTATGTTCAATTTCTTTCCAGTATGGAAGATCTGGAGGAACATCTATCTCCCCCTTCTTATTAAAATCTTCCCATTGATCTTTATATTTCTTCTTTACTTCTCCGTAAAGATGAACAGGTTTTCTTTTAAATACGGCAATAGGTGCCTGCTGCTCCAAGAGCAGAAGTTCTAGTGATGTCATGTTACTCCAATGAGGTGAGTTAGTTGTCTTTTAAACGTAGAAGTTTTGTAGTTCTACTCAAGACATTTGATATACAATAGTATATATCAATTTAAAAATTTTGTCAACTCTAATCTTTCTGTTGCAAAATCAATATAATCTTGATCGATATCATATCCAATATAATCCCATTCAAGATTAACTGCTGCTACAGCAGTAGATCCTGTTCCCATAAAGGGATCAAGAACAACACCAGATTTCGTTCCCGTGAGTTTCAAACAATCTTCAACTAATTTGACAGGAAATACTGCAGGATGTTT